GAATTTGCAGAGAAAGCCATTTTGCCCCCAGTTGTTGGGGGTGTTTTTTCTATGATGAACTTACCTGTTGTTGACATTCCACAGGTCAGCAAGAAAAAGGGAAGGCCACGCAAAAATGATTAAGCCACTTAGAGACAAAATATTTGTCAGACCCGAAAAACGCATTAAATCAGAGTTGTGGATACAAACCGCAGAAGTTGACACGGTTGGTTACATCACAGCCGTAGGTGACAATGCCGCCGAAGAAGGGCTAAAAGTAGGCGATAAGGTATATTTTGGTACATTGGCTAAAGATTACAAAAACGAATACTTAAAGTATACTAACTTCAAGAACAACGATGAAAACCTCATTGTTATGTCATGGCAAGATGTTTGTTTTGTTGAGGAGATTGAATAATGGCAACTGGACTTTACGCAAATATTCACAAAAAACAGGAACGTATCAAGCAAGAAAAGGCAGAGGGCAAGCCAGTAGAACGAATGAGAACGCCTGGCACCAAAGGCGCACCTACAGCTGCTGCTTTCAAACAATCTGCAAAGACGGCTAAGAAATGAGAAAGCACGACAAACCCATCGAGCACAAAACGGTTGGCAAGGGTAAGACTTACAACCCAACAGATCAAGGTGCTGGGATGACCGCCAAAGGGCGTGCGGAATATAACGCTAAGAACAATGCAAACTTAAAGCCGCCTGCGCCAAATCCCAAGACCAAGAAGGATGAAGGGCGTAAAGCTAGTTTTTGTGCCCGCATGGAAGGTGTAGTAAAGAACGCCAAAGGCCCAGCTGAACGGGCTAAAGCATCACTTAAGAACTGGAACTGTTAATGCCACTTATCAAATCAACATCACCCAAAGCATTTAAAGAGAACATCAAGACTGAGATGAAAGCGGGCAAGCCAGTAAAGCAAGCCGTGGCCATCGCCTATGCTGAAAAACGTGAGGCGGCCAAAGCCAAGGCTAAAAAGAAATAATGCCAACAATAGCCGACATTTATAGCGCAATCGGTTCTTTGAAGCGTAAGGGGTCAGATTTTATCCAAAACCCTGTATTAGGCGCACAACAGATGGTTGGGAACGCTAACGACCAGGCTAGGGCATTAAACCAGTTAACGGCAGAATCAGCGCAAGAAGGGTTATCTTATGGCCCTAAAACACAACAATTAGGGTCACAATTAGCTGGATCATACAATCCTGTAGGAATGACAGTTTTGAAAGGATTACCTAAAGATTACCATGCGTTTGGGCCTTTAGTTAATGAAGCGTATGAGGCTTACAAAGTTAACCCTGGTAAAGAAACTGGTGAACGTTATAAAGCATTAATGCAAGCTAGAGACAATGCACCTTTAAATAATCCAAATAAAGTTAAATCAACTTATGTTGAACCTGTTGAAGAATCATATAAAGGACAACATGAAGCTCCAATGCGAGATAGTGGTAAACCCTTACATAATTTAACTGATGTTTATCCTGAAGATTTTTATTCTTTTGATGCACCAAGACTTTATGGTCATGGAATAAATGAAAACAGAGATGCACGAATTATTCGACAAATTCAATCGTTAAAAGGTAGGCCTGATCGACCTGTAGCAATTTATAGAGCTATTCCTAAAGATGCGCCAAAAAACTCAAAAATAAATCAAGGTGATTGGGTTACTACAGACAGAGAATATGCTATTGAACATGGTTTGGGTGCATTGGAAGGTAATTACAAAATTATCAAACAACAAGCCAAAGCACGTGATTTATTTACAAATGGTGATTCTATTTATGAAATGGGTTACGACCCACAACCGTATACGCCGAGATCACAAAGATGACTGAAGAACTAAAACCAGTTGGCCGTCCATCACTATACGATCCTGCTTATTGCGATAAGGTAGTGGAATTGGGCGCATTGGGCAAAAGTGTAGAACAAATTAGCTCAAATTTGGGTGTGTCATGTAGAGTTTTGTATGATTGGCGTGACCGTTATCCTGAATTTCTGCGTGCCTTGGAAGAAGCTAAGGAAGCTGAACAGACATGGTGGGAAGAACAAGCACAAGCTTATATGCTAGAACACAAAGATGGGCCTAAGTTAAACGCTAGTATTTGGTCTAGATCGATGGCCGCAAGGTTTCCAAAGAAATATAGGGAAAGCGTTAAACAAGAGATTACAGGCGAGAACGGTGCGCCATTGTTAACGGCCATTCAAGTATCGTTTGTAACACCTAAAGATGTTGGCGAAGCGGCTTAGCCCCGTGGGATGAAGATATTAAAGAGTGTTGTTCACCTGACCCTGCTACATGGGAGCGCCAACAATGCAAGCTAAGGTAGAGTTCCCACTTAAACTGCAATGCTTATTTAAGCCTGCAAGGTACAAAGTATTGTGGGGTGGACGTGGTGGGGCTAAGTCTTGGGGGATTGCTAGGGCATTGCTGATCACAGGTTCTAGCAAGCCAATCAGGGTTTTATGCGCTAGGGAATTCCAAACCTCAATCAAAGACTCAGTACACAAATTATTGTGCGATCAGATTGTGGCCATGAACTTGGTTGAGTTTTACGAGATAACAGACAGGACGATCAGGGGCAAGAACGGCACGGAGTTTAACTTTGTTGGCCTAAAGAACAATGTTGCTAATGTAAAAAGCTATGAAGGCGTAGATGTGTGTTGGGTCGAGGAGGCGCAAAGTGTATCTAAACGATCCTGGGATGTGTTGATACCAACTATTCGTAAAGAAAACTCAGAAATATGGGTTTCATTCAATCCCGAACTAGAAACAGATGAGACTTACCAACGGTTTATCATTCACCAGCCGACCAATGCAGTAGTGCAAAAGATCAATTGGAACGACAATCCGTGGTTTCCTGAAACATTGAGAATAGAAAAAGACACGTTAAAGATGCGCGACATTGAGGCGTATAACAGCGTTTGGGAGGGAATCTGTAGGATTACTGTAGATGGGGCTATATTTAGCAAAGAAATGCAGATGGCCGAGATTAACAACCAAATTCAAAATGTGCCATACGATCCTATCAAGCCGGTGTTTACCGTATGGGATTTGGGATGGGCAGATGCCACGGCCATTTGGTTTGTGCAGTTTATTGGCATGGAAATCAGGGTTATCAGGTATTTAGAAGATAGTCAAAAGACCATTAGCTATTATTTAGCAGAGTTACAAAAGTTCGGTTATGTGTACGATACCCATTATTTACCCCATGATGCGGCATCACACAATCTAGGAACAGGTAAAAGCATAGAGGAAATTGTCAGGGCTACGGGTATGCGGGTACAAATCCTAGATCGAGTGCCGGTGGTTGATTCAATCAATGCTGCAAGAACGATATTTCCAAGGTGTTATTTTGATCGTATAAACACGGCAGATGGGCTACAATGTCTCAGACATTACCGATATGATGTTGACCCAGATACCAAACAATTTAGTAGAATGCCATTACACGATCAATATTCTCATGGGGCAGATGCGTTTAGGATGTTGGGTTTAATGGTTCAAGAGCCTAGAAAACCTGTTAAAAGAAAGCCCCAAATGGATATTCCTGTAGGTTGGATGGGCTAATAAAGGATTAACATGGATGAATTCGACCCACGCATCACGGATGCTAAACAATTCCTTAAATTGGCCAATGATGCTGATACAAACAATCGTGTCGAAGCATTAGAAGACTTAAAGTTTGCAGCTGGTGACCAATGGCCAGTTGAAATACAGAACAATCGTACTTTAGAAGCTAGACCGTGCCTGACCATCAACAAGATTGATGCTTATGTACGCCAGGTAACAAACCAACAGCGCCAACAACGCCCACGCATCAAAGTTCACGGCATGAACAGCCAATCCGATGCCAAGGTTGCCGAGGTGCTTACGGGCATTTGCAGGCACATCGAGGTCAATTCAGATGCTGACCACGCATACGATAACGCTTTCAACTATGCGGTTAGGTGCGGGTTTGGCTATTGGAGGGTTAAAACGGACTATGTGCGTGAAGACTCGTTTGACCAAGAAATCTACATTGAACCCATTCATAACCCATTTACTGTTTACTTTGATCCTAACAGCACATTGCCTGATGGATCAGATGCTGAGAAATGCTTGGTTACTCAGGTAGTTAGCAAGAAGATATTTGAGAAAATGTACCCAGATGCTGACACAGGTGTAGGTTTTAGTCAGCGTGGCACAGGAGATAGCAATTCAGAATGGATAATGAAAGAAGACATTAGGATTGCTGAATACTGGTATACCGAGCGTAAAAACGATAAATTGTGCCTGTTAAGCGATGGCAGTAGCAAATTCCGTAGTGATCTACCAAGTGACGGAGAACTGTTAAGCCGAGGTTTGGTGATCATTGATGAGCGCCCAACGTTGAAAAAACAGATCAAGATGATCAAGTGTACGGCCATTGAGGTGCTAGAAGAAGGCGATTGGGCATCTAAGTACATACCGATTATTCCTGTATATGGCGAAGAATTTGTTATTGATAACAAACGCAAAAAGTACGGTTTGGTGCGTATGGCCAAAGACCCACAAAGAATGTACAACTTCTGGAAAACGTCATTAACTGAAAGCATAGCTTTAGCACCCAAGGCTAAATGGTTATTGGCAGAAGGCCAAGATGAGGGGCATGAGAACGAATGGGCACAGGCCAATATCAAGGCCATGCCGGTGCTTAGATACAAGCAAAAAGATATTGAGGGTGTAATGGCGCCAACGCCTACACGCATCCAACCTGAAGCACCACCAGCGGGCATTATTGCCGCAGCAGATGGAATTAACGCTGATATGCAAGCTGTTTTAGGTATATTTGATCCAAATCAAATGGCCACAGGCAACATTAGTGGTAAGGCATTAAATGGCCAACAGCAACAGATTGACCTTACAAACTTCCATTACTACGATAATTTAACCCGATCGATCAAACATACAGCACGAATTATTCTTGATTTAGTGCCAAAGATTTACGATCAAGCAAGGGTGATGAGAATCATTGGGGACGATGGCAAACCTGATTTGGTTGAAATCAACAAGATGCAACAAGATGAGCAGGGCATCCAAAAGATACTAAATGATGTGACTGTGGGCGAGTACGATGTGGTAATGGATACAGGACCAGGCTACAACAGCAAGCGTATTGAAGCGGTTAACAGCATGATGCCAATGTTATCAGCCGATCCAAACTTAATGAGCGTAGCTGGGGACTTGATTTTTAGAAACATGGACTTTCCTGGCGCTGACACTATTGCGGACAGATTGGCGGCAGCCAACCCATTGGCACAGATTGATGATAAATCACCCATACCGCCCCAAGTTCAAATGCAACTGGCGCAGTCTAAGCAACAGATTCAACAGCTACAGCAAGAACTACAAGGTATGCAATTGATGCTAAAAAATCGTAGCGATGTTGAGCAGATGAAACAAGATGCCGAGACTAAGCGTGTCCTGATTAAAGAAACCAATAGGGCGCATGAGATTGAACTAAGTGACCAAAAACACCATCGTGATATGGTTTTGCGTACAGATACGATGGCGCATGACACGGTGATCAAAACCCAAACGCAACTAGAAATTGAACGTATTAAGGCAGAATTAGCGGTTTATTTAAGCCAATTGGACAGATTGAGCGAGAAAGCAGCCACGGTTGAAGCCATTGAGCGTGCTATTTGACAAACTAAAGAATTCGTGTAAGCATTACACAAACCTTACCGATTAGGTAAATCGGGTTAATTCTTAGGGTGACCTATGTCTGAAAAAGAAGCAGGAAATGTCCTGACAAGTGAGAACAGCGCCGAATTTTATGCTAATAAACTGAATTTAGCTGATCAAAACGATGATGTGGCGGT